CTTCTTATAAGGAGCTATTATGTACATAGGTAAAAACGACGGGGTATGCCCCATCTCTCAAGCCGAGATCGACCGCGATCTCAACGAAAGCCGCGACCCACAAGTCCACTCAGATCCCGATGCAGCCTACGACGCTGAACAACTACGGCTTACGGTCCAAGACCAAGAGGCCATCTCCAAGATCCTGGTGGAAAACATCCATGCAACCAAAGACTTGCTCGACGCACTGGTCGAGTATGTACGCAAGGCACGTAGGGGTTTGGTGTGAAATACGAACTGGATGAAGACGCCGTTGCGATAATTTTAGAATATGTCGAAGAAGCTCTCGTTGAGATTGCCGAGATTTTGGACGGGCCTCAACACCAAGAAGGCGCTAACTGGACTACCTCTGGGATGCACATGGGTCGCGCACCGCGTTTTGCATTAAACAAACAAAAAGAAGTTCTTGTAAATATGCGCCATGCGTTACATAGACCTATTCGATGTAAAGACGATGTCCTGGGATGGCCCGTGGAAAAGCTTGGACTTTGCGAGAGAGTTTTAAAGGCTATAAAAAAGAATTGTGTGGAAGAAGATAAACTTCGCACCGTTGGAGAATTAGTCCGTATGACCGAGTACGAATTGAGTAAATATCCCAATTTGGGCAAGAAAAGCATACACGAGATAAAAGATTATTTAGCTTTCCATGATCTTTATCTATCGGACTAGTTACGTTATTCCCTTATATAGAAACCATTTCTGAAAAATATTTTTATTTTTTTTTTAAAATATAGGCGTAACTGGCGTAACCGTGTAACCATCGGGCTGTGGGCCACGGCTCATGGGGCTTGTAGCGGTTACGGCAAGGTTACGTTGGTATACACTAGTCAATACGATGTGGTTAATCGCCAAAATCCGTTAAGGGGGGGTCGAGAGTTTTTTTTATTTTTTTTATTTTCCTCCCTATATACAAAAAGCGAATTTACACATAGAATTCCGTCACATGACTGAAGTAAAGAAAAAGCGTGGTAGACCTAAAGGCTCGGGACTGATTGGAATAAACCGCCTTCTGACCCGAAAGCAGGAGCTGTTTGTCAAAGAACTGGTCAGCAAAGACGGCCAGATCACCAAACGACAAGCCGCGATCAACGCTGGATACCCTGAAGGGTCGGCGCATTCCAAAGCTTATGACCTGACTAATCCGAAAACTCACCCTCATGTTTGCCAAGCTATCCGGAAATATCGTCAAGAGTTGGACGAAAAGTACGGTATTGACTTCAAGCGACATATCCGAGACCTGAAGGTGATTCGAGATAAGGCTCTTGAAGACGGGGCATATTCGGCAGCAACTCAGTGCGAGATAGCTAGAGGCCGAGCGCACGGTGATATCTATGTGACCAAGTCCGAGATCCGGCACGGATCGATAGATCAAATGGACCGAGAACAAGTGATGAAAGCGTTGGAGGAACTCAAAACTGAATTTGGAACTTCCGTGGGAAACGTCATCGACGTCACGCCCGAAAAAGAAGAAAAAGATCAAGGAAAGCACGCTCTGGCAACACATTAAGAAAGCCATTGCTCTTTACAAGCCTACCTGGACACACACTCGAATCGAAACTTGGGCAATGCCTGGTGTACCGGATGTCATGGTCTGCGATGATAAAGGCTTGTTTCATTTGATCGAACTCAAGGTAGTAACAGGCTACGTCGTTAAACTTAGTCCTCATCAAGTGAGTTTTGCTCAAAACCATGCCCACGCTAGTGTTTGGCTTTTAGTCTGGAAAGCGGATGAATATTATTTGTATCCCGCCAAGGAAGTAATTGAGGTAGCCGATAAAGGTCTACGGCATATCCCCCTGTTGAAAACTCAAGATTTAAATAAACTTCTTAGCTTGCTCTCTACACATTAATTTGCTAGAGTTATATGTGTACTTAATTCAAGGAGCTATTATGAATATCGATTTAAATGAAGATGAAGTAAAACTTTTGGTTAATTTAGTAAAACACGCTTATGCCGATGTCCATATGTCGTTAGATCAATACGACGAATGCGGAGATCGCTTTCCTATGGGTAGTCACCCTGCACAAATTTTGTCGGACGAACTTTCTGTTTTAAGAAAAATGGAGAGGAAGCTACAGCCGGTAACTTTTGGGACGCAGAAAAAGCGCACCGTGACGGAGGTGGTTTGATGTTATTTTTGATGAGCAGTTTTGAGAAAAAATTAAACCAGGAGAAGAAGAAACGAGCGCAGCAACGGATGGTGCAGCAGCTAAAAGATGCGAAGCGAAGGAAAGAGATCGAAAAAAAAGGGGCTTAACGCCCCTTCATAGTTTTATCCCGTATTTTTTAACAAAATGGCTAACCATGTCTGGCGTCAAGGTTTGGACTTGTTTGCCTTTATCGAGCACCAAAATCTCCGCATAGTTAGTAGTGCCATTAATTTTGACCATGAAATCTTTACCTTGATACCACTCGTCGTGAGTGGTATCGCGGTTAAGTGCGGTCGCTAGATCAATTGCTTTTTTGAAATGTAATGCCATCCCAATTCCCCGAAAAAGAACAATGCAAAGCTTTCTGTAAATCCTTATCAGTGTGACCTTGCGATTTGTTGAACATATCCGCAAATTCCTTGTTGTGGCGCGTAACTTCGTCTAGTGCATGGTATCCCGTCTCACCTTGTCGAATCATAACAAACTCGACCTTATCTTCAGGAAATGCGGGTTTTTTAACGATGTATTCGTTTTTCATTTTTTGCTCCTTTTGTTAAGAATTGACAGTATACACATAAACATCCTATAATCTCAATACTTAATCGATAGGAGCTAATAATGACTAATTTTATATGGCATTCAGACCCAAGCCACGCTTGGTTAGAGGTAACTCGAAAACACTTAAAAGTTTTAGGAATTGAAAACAAGGTTTCTGAGTATAGTTATCAATTTGGAGATCGCATTTATTTAGAAGAGGACTGCGACGCTCCTCTTTTTTTTAAAGCCGCAGATTCTGCGGGTTTTACTGTAAACAGTTTAGCCATTCCCGAAATGCACACTGATACTGAATCGGAGGTAAGAAGCTATGAGAGCTATTCCAATGATTAAAATCAGCGAAATGACCGGTAAACTAACTGATATTCCCGCTATTAACACGAATACGCTAACCAATTCATTTTGCACTAAGATGCACGCAAAAAAACATCCTAAGAATATTTGTGGGGTGTGCTATTCGCAGCGGATGCTCAAAACGTATCGCGCTAATTGTGCTGAGTCCTGGCAAGGTAATTCTGATTTATTGAGCCATTCCATTATTGACGAGGAAGATCTGCCAGTTATCAATTCGCATTCTTTCCGTTTTAATGGTCATGGTGAGCTAATCAATCTTACTCACTATTTCAATATTGTCCGTATCTGTAAACGCAATCCTAATTGCAGCTTTGCATTGTGGACGAAAAGACTAGATATTATTAAACGAGCTTTCAATACCATCAATCCGAATGGCATCAAACCGGATAATCTTATCTTGATTTATTCAAACCCTCGGGTCGATTCCATACTCGAACATCCGCCCGAATACTTCGATAAGGTATTCAATAATACGTCCACCATTTCAGACCGAGATAATTGCTCTGGCCGAAAATGCATAGAGTGTATGCAATGCTATCGAAAGGACTCGGGCGTCAACGTGATTGTTGAGGCGATTAAAAATTAGACGTATGTGATAAATATGCGGTATACTTGGGTTTCTTAACTAACGACAATTGGAGCTAACAATGTCATATTCATATTACAAAATCGGTGAAAACCGAAATCGAAAACGTATCTTTTTAGAAGCAAATCTAGAGGCAGCCGGTTTTAACTGCGGAGATCCATACAAACGGGTGAACGATATCGAGGGGGGAACCATTACTCTATATCGTCTCGAAGAATCGGAATCTCTCCCTAGTGATCGACGAGTAACTAAAGGTAAGCGAAAAGGTAAAGATCGCCCCATTATTGATTTATGCGATAAAACAATCGAAGAAGTATTCAAAGATACTGAGCGGGTGCGAGTTAGTTTTTTACGCCACCAAATTATCATTGAAGTACATCCGGAAGAATTCAACAAATCCAAAAGAGAAGAATCTTTTAAGGACAACATGAAAACGGGTGAATTAACGCACGCCAGTTTATTTACGGGTGGCGGCATTTCTACAGATGCAATTCATTGTGCGCTTGATGAAGACGGTTTGATTGCCGAGGGTGCTAAATGGGTTTGTGAGGCAGATTGGAAATACATCGAAGAGGCGAAACAACATTGTTTAGCTGTCACGGATGAAACAGTAATCATCAACGGCATGGTTGAAGAAGTAGAGCCAAATCTATTTACGAGCGTAAATATTTTAAGCTTATCAATGGAGTGTTCTGGATTCAGCAAAGCCGGTAAAGCTTATCATAAAAAGAGCGCCGAAGAGCATAGTGGGACCGCTTTGTTTGGTGTTGTAAATGCCGTCCGGAATGCCAACCCTGCTATCGTCATTTCAGAAAATGTTATTGAAGCCAAAAATAGCAGTATGTTTGCCTTGTTTACGGGTGAGCTTAATCGACTCGGTTATAAAATTTTTGAGCTTGAATTGTCGAACCAACATACCGGCAGTATAGAAAAACGTCGCCGTTATTGGATGGTCGCAATTAGCGAAAACCTAGCACCGGAATCAATCGAGTTACCATTGGTTGAACAAAACCAAAATCCGCTTAATTCCTTTTTACAGGAAGTTGAAGAATCGGTTTGGGGGGAAAATCAATACCTGAAAGACAAAGCTATTCGAGATGCGGCAGCCGGTAAAGGGTTTGCAAAACGTCAGCTTTTATCTGGCGATGAAACCAATGTTGGAACGATTGGCCGTCATTATGCCAAGAGGCGATCAACCGAGCCGTTTATTGTTCGCGCTGATGGTAAAGAACGATTGTTGACACCAATTGAGCACGCTATTGTTAAATCAATTCCGACTCGATTAGTTCCGAAAGGGGGCATAACATTAGCGCATCAAATCTTGGGACAGTCGGTTGATTATCTTCAACCTTATAAACTAATGAAAGCTATCATAGGCCGCTTGAATCCACTTGGACATATGCGATAATTATGCGTTATAATGGTGTCTCTTATATAGGAGCTAATTATGAATATTGATAATTATAGATGGGAGACACCAGACTCTTACGGGGGCTTTAATCCAATAGGCGATATTGTAGTTTATTCTCAAAATAGAGATAGCTTGATTTTAGAGCAGAGTAACTACGAGCAAATTTTTAAACATCTAAAAGAGACAATTAAAGATTTGAACAGCCCCCCTTACATCGAAGGCGATGAAAGAAGTGAATTCGATTGGGTATACGATTTTCGCGCTGGCCATTGGGCGTGTGGTTGGGTTGAATATATATTGGTTCGCAAGGATGCACCGCAGTCGGTTATCGACGCTGCTATCGAAGTGATAAGTTCTATTGAGGATTATCCTGTCTTTGATGAAATGCATTATTCTGAAATGCAATGGGATGCTATCGAAACATTCTGGCAAGAATGCTCTATTAAGGACAGGATGCATTATTGCAAAGAGATGGAGGTTTCTATTTTTGCGGCACGCCGTGATTATACACCGGAGTCAATGTACAATTTGTCTGAATTTGTGGATTGTCTCAATTAACCTTATTATCGGAGTAATCATATACGCTTGAATTTGCAGAGTTAAATAAACGGGGGGTGGTCACTGGATCACGGGCGAGAATCCTATCAGCTTGAACCGTGGTTCATGGTCACCCCGTCGTTATCCGTTTAAACCCCGCCAATTGGCGGGGTTTTTTTGTCTCCCCGCAAATGAAATGGTCCCGCTAGGGATGGGGGGAGAGGGTTGATATGTGATAAGTATGTGTTAGTATTAGGGTTCAACTTAACTGATAGGTGACAATATGGAATTAGTAAAGGAAACAACAGAAGATCAACTTCGCAGATTGTGCGATGAAATCCGCGACGAGTTAGAAAACCCCCTTAAAATTACGGCGGAGAATGTTGACGAGTGGGAAGGGGATATAGGGGAGAATGTTTTTATGGGGGAGTGGGTAACACTAAGAGTTTTCGATGAAAGATACGTTATAAATAAAATGGGGGATTTGATCGAGGTGCAGGTAATGGTCGCAGGTGGCGGCCCAACTATTTGGGTGTCTGTATCGGAAGATTATTATGCGGTCAATGGTCATTGGGCAGAGGACCGAGTCACCCGAGATAGATACTATCAAGATGGACTAGGCTTGTGGCAGTATTACGTCGATGTTGTTGATCCTTTCATCACCTACCCAACGGGAGGTTAACCATGGACAAGGAACATTTAAATATTCACGACCCCCATCACCAGTATGTCTGGGCCGATGATCCGCCGCCGCGAGGGTGGCGGCTTGTCGTCTTGGCAATCGGCATCCCGATTGCAGCATGGGCATTTGCTGTTCTGGTCTTGAGCCAATAATCAAACCCGCCGAGAGGCGGGTTTTCTTTATGCGCTAAATATGTGTATAATGAGATCTCAACTTAACTGATAGGAGCTAGAACCATGCTAAGTGAAGTTTCTGTACACCGCGTAACCAATACAAAAATTCGCTATAACGACGGCCTTACCAAATGGGTAGATATCTTCCTTTATGGTGATGATGGTCAAGAATTTTCCCTAACCATTTTTCCAAAAAAAGACGACCAACTGATGACATTATTGGAAAGCTTACAAGGTGATCCCGACCCATATGATCTCGACCCATAGCACGAGTAACACCAAACCCGCCGAGAGGCGGGTTTTTTTTGCCTCCCCCAAGTGCAACGACCCCGCAAGGGGTGGGGGAGTGGTATATATGGGTAATATGTGTATAATAGGGGTTCAACTTAATGATAGGAGCTAGACCATGATTTTGTATTTACTTCGTACATTAGAGCGTAATCTGCACCGGCCCAACACCGGCGCATTTCGTAATCGACCACATACTGAGTTTGCAGCAGTTCCAGAGGGCCAAGCCCAGAAGCTAATCGCCAAGGGTTTTAGATCCGTGGACCGTGATCAATATGTCCAGGCGGTTAATAGCCACGTTGCATTTGAGACAAGTCTTAAAACAGCGACCGATGAATATAAACGTACCGCGCCCAAGAGGAGCTAGTTATGACTTGCATAGTTATTAATCGAGATTCAAACGGCAGTACTGTGGACACATCTGAATTAGATGATTTGAATATGAATCAAAAAATTCAATTTTTGATCGAGCTATTTGAAGCCCTGCATGACGAGCTTCATACCCAAGTCGAAGAGCTTGAAGAAAGAATGGAGGATTTTGAAATAGCTCAAGAAAAGGTGAAAGATCTGTATGAAAGTCTTGAAGGGGGCGGGGTCTCTCTGTGTGATATAGGAGAGATTCTAAACTGGGCTGATCACGTGAGGAGTATTTAGTTATGAATAGATTTGTTTTTGCACTTATGTTTTGTAAAAGGAATAAATTCAAGATTGAGGTTCATAAAAGACCAGATGAAGAAGTTGGACAAGATCCCTTAACGAGTAAACCTGAGCAAGAGCTTTACTCAGGAAACGCCGAGGATTTAACTGATAAGATCATGTGGTCGCTGTTGCCAGACGAGAATGACTTAGGTGCTTATACTATTAGCGCATGGACATCATTCAAACGAAAAGCCCACCCCAGTATTCCAAAGTCTAAACGGACGCCAGATTTAATTTGGCGTCTTATTTGGTGGGAGGAAGATCGTCACAACTTTTGGGTGGATGATGGCTTATGGCATTATGTGGATGGTAAGCCCATGGGTGAAAGGACCCAGCTCAGGGATGATATTTTTGAAGAGCAAGATCTTATTAACTTTTACATGGAGCCTTTTGTAAATCGTTGTTGGGAGACATGGAGACATTACGCCTGACCGTGGCCCTAATCAAACCCGCCAATCGGCGGGTTTTTTTATGCCTGAGAAAAAGTCAGCCCCTCGATGCGCTAAGTACACCTGACCCCTACGGAGGCCAATAGGGCCGCGTGTCCCACAATCCCTGCGGGATTGTGTGCCCCCTCCCCGTGGAACACGAGCGCTTTTCAGCGGGGGGGAGGGGGCAGGAGGTAGGAGTCCCGAATAGAGGCTAGACAGAAAGCTTGGAAGGGGTACAGAGGATTTGTGAGTTCACGGTAGGGGATTTCCCTCAGACAGGGCTAAAGTGTATGTTTTTCACTAACAATATACTAAAAAAATGTTACCATACACGTAAATGTCCTATAGCGAACCCATAGACGAAGTCTCTGAAAAAGCTCTGAAGCTACAACTGCGGTTAGCCCAGCTTGACCGCATAGATGCCTGTAGCAAGAGTTTCCTGACTTTTGTCCGTGCGATGTGGCCCGAGTTCATTGCGGGTAATCACCATAAAATTATTGCCGAGAAGCTTGAGCGTGTGGCCACGGGCGATCTGAAACGCCTGATTGTCAATATGCCGCCACGTCATACCAAGAGTGAGTTTGCCAGTTTCCTGTTCCCTGCGTGGATGATTGGAAAGAATCCTAACATGAAGATTATCCAAGCCACGCATACCACGGAGCTTGCGGTGGGGTTTGGTCGTAAAATCAAGAACCTGCTGGAACGTGATGATTATAGGGAGGTATTTCCAGAATCGAAGCTGTCTGCTGATTCCAAGGCTTCTGGACGATGGGACACGGCCCGTGGGGGAATGTACTACGCGGTGGGCGTGGGTTCTAACTTGGCGGGACGTGGTGGTGATTTGATTGTCATTGATGACCCGCATTCTGAGCAGACGGCGATGTCTACGGCTGGGTTTGATGATGCATGGGATTGGTACACTGGGGGCCCCCGCCAGCGTTTGCAACCTGGTGGAGCGATAGTGCTGGTGATGACTCGCTGGTCTGAGAAGGATCTGACGGGGCAGTTGATACGTGCACAGGGTAGAGACAGGGATGCTGACCAGTGGGAAGTGGTGGAGTTACCGGCGATCATGCCCAGTGGCTCATCGTGCTGGCCGGAGTATTGGCCGTTGCCTGATTTGGAGGCGGTGAAGGCGTCTATTCCTGTTTCCAAGTGGAATGCGCAGTATCAGCAGAATCCGACCGGCGATGAGACATCGATTTTGAAACGGGAGTGGTGGAACGTGTGGGAGAAGGAGCAGGTTCCGGCGCTTCAGTATGTGATACAGAGTTACGATACGGCGTTTAGCAAGAAGGAGTCGGCTGACTTTAGTGCGATAACGACGTGGGGTGTTTTTTATCCCGAGGAGGGAGGGACCCCTCATTTAATATTGTTGGATTCTCAGAAAGATCGTTGGGATTTTCCTGAGTTGAAGAAGGTGGCGTATGATTTGTACAAGTACTGGGACCCTGAAACAGTAATTATTGAGGCGAAAGCGACGGGAATGCCCTTGACCCATGAACTACGGAACATGGGAATCCCTGTTGTTAACTTTACCCCTAGTCGTGGAAATGATAAATTGTCGCGGGTACACAGTGTGGCTCCGTTGTTTGAAAGCGGATTTATTTGGGCTCCGGACGAGCAGTGGGCACACGAGCTAATTGAAGAGTGTGCGGCCTTTCCTAATGGGGAGTATGACGACTTGGTGGACAGCACGACACAGGCGTTAATGCGATATCGTCAGGGTAATTTTATTGAGTTGCCTTCGGACGATTGGGATGCTCCGGAACGATCACAGATTCAGTATTACGGGTAGCTTATGGCAGATATGTTGACTAGGGAAGAGGTTCAGGAACAGTTATCTTCGATTACTAAGCAGGTTAACTCGGGTTACGGCGTTAAGGGTGGCGCGAACAAAAGAACCGCGCTAGAAGATGCCTATGCGTATTGGCTGGCGGCGAACCAGGATCGGGTGAAGATGAAAGACTTTGCCGATTTCTTGCAGTTGGATGCGGATGCGGCGCAGAATGCTTACCTACCTGAAGGCGGTTTTGGCTACCGCGATGTGGTGGATTTTGACGAGATAGACTTTGAAGGCATAGCGGGTCCTCCTCCGCGAGGTTACACCGGAGATACCGATTACGAGTCGATACAGGACGATAACTTTGATGCCCTGTTTGATCGGATAGATGCGGCAAGGACTGCCGATCCGTTTGTGGCTTATACCCCTCCCGAGGAACCTTATACGTTTACTCCGCCGACACCGGCCCAAGATTTCCGCAACATCCGCATGAACGATTACGCCACTGTGGCCGATTTAGCGGCACAGAACAAAATTGCTCAAGGCTTGTTTAATCCTCTGTCGTTTAACACGCGGGACATAACCCGTGGGACCCCCGCTGTGACTCGGGGTTTGGATGCGATGGGCAATCCGACAACGGCGATTACCATGGGCGATACGACGGCGGTTGGTACAGGCCCTAACATTGGTCAATTGTCCACGGAACTTACGTTTCCCAGCACGGGCATGGGGATCAACGCGGATGGCACGGGGACCGTGGCCACCGGCACAATGGACACTACGGGCAATATTGTCAAGCTTGATCCGGATGTAACAGGGGTAAACTTACTGCAAACGGACGCAGGGACGACCAGCACATTGGACCCCAATGCCACCCCTAAATTTACAGGCACAATAACAGAAGATTTTATTAATCGATATCCTAATGCTGGTGATGATAACACTGCAAATCCAACAGGGATGGTTGGCGGAGGAGACAGTATTGGGGATGTTGGTTTTCCTCCCCCTACCATAGTCCAGCAGATAGCCCAGATTGTACGGGACGCCGAAGCTTCCTTGGGAGGCGATTTTAGCGAAGCGGCGAAGGCCAAAGCCATACAGGATGGGAAAGCCCAGATAGCGGCCTTGGGTATGGCTACACCAGGAGGAATTAGCGCAGGGCAGATAGCGGCGGGTGGTCAGTTAAGCGGAGCCAGTAATTTGCTCAATTTGGATACCGACGCCACAGTTGGCGCGGTGCGGGACGTGATCGACCGAGAGTATCAAACCGGATTCAGTGCAGACACCCCTTACATGGTTGACGATGAAACGGTGTACACATTTAATCAAGGCGGTAGCGTGGCCGAACCGGCAGATGCCTATGAGCAGTTTACGATGTCAGTGAGCATGGGTCCTGAAGAGATCTCCATGCAACGTCGCCAGCAGGGCGTACAGAATTTAATGAATACCCGATCAGGGATTCAACCAAGTGATAAGATGCTATCGGCATTAGATCGCATCATGGGAAGAGAAAATGGCTGAACCAAACGACCCGATAAGCACGATGGTAGAGCGGTTGGATGAAACGGTGGTGACACCGGAGTTAACTATCGAAGAGCAGGTCGAAGTCGCTATTCCTGGTTCTTTGCGTCCCAAAGAGATGGACGGCTCGGTAATCGAAGTGTTGACCGAGGAAGACGGCAGTGCGGTGGTGGACTTTGATCCACAGCCGGAAAGCATGGTAGACGAGGGCGATTTCTACCGTAATCTGGCTGAAGAGCTAGATGATACGGCATTAGGTCTTTTGGTTAGCGATTTAACATCGCAGTACGAAAGCAACAACAACTCGCGTAAAGATTGGCGCGAAAATTACGAAAAGGGCCTTCAGCTTCTGGGGTACAAGTACGAGGAGCGCACGGAGCCTTTCCGTGGAGCCAGCGGCGTAACCCATCCGATATTGGCCGAGGCAGCTACTCAGTTTCAGGCACAGGCGTACAACGAGTTGCTTCCCCCTACCGGTCCGGTACGCACTGTGGTCATGGGCGCGGTAGACAAGAAAAAAGAGCAGCAAGCTCACCGCGTCAAAGAATTTATGAATTACTATCTGATGAACGAGATGCAGGAGTACACGCCTGAGTTCGATCAGATGCTGTATTATCTCCCCCTAGCAGGATCAGCCTTTAAGAAGGTTTATTATGATTCTGCGCTCAACCGCCCTGTATCGACCTTCGTTCCGGCAACGGACCTTATCGTGCCCTACGAGACCTCCAATCTCGAAACGTGCCCGATGATCACCCATAGGATCGATATGAACGTCAACGATCTGCGTAAGCAACAGATCGCTGGTTTTTATCTGGATGTGCCCATAATGCCTAGTCAGCGCACGCCAGATGATGTTCGTGCAGAAATGAACAAGATACAGGGCGAAGAGCCTACGCAGGGTGATTACGATACGACTTTGCTAGAGTTTCACGTGGAACTTGATCTGGATGGCTTTGAACATCAGGACGCAGAAGGCGAACCTACGGGTATCAAGCTGCCTTATATCGTGACGATTTGCGAGGACACCAACGTGGTGTTGTCGATCCGCCGTAACTATCTGGAAGACGATGAAGATTTTAAGAAGATCGAGTACTTCGTTCACTACAAGTTTTTACCTGGATTTGGTTTCTATGGCCTTGGTCTGATAGACACGATTGGTGGGCTGGCTACCACGGCTACTGCTTCGTTGCGTCAATTGATAGACGCCGGTACGTTGTCTAACCTGCCAGCAGGGTTCAAGGCCCGTGGTCTAAGGATTAGGGACGATGCCGATCCGTTATCTCCTGGTGAGTTCAGAGACGTGGATGCTCCTGGTGGAGCGATCCGAGACAGCTTGATGCCGTTGCCGTTTAAGGGTCCAGATACAACCTTGTTCCAGTTACTGGGCTTTGTGGTTGATGCAGCCCAGCGGTTTGCCACGATTACCGACATGAAGGTAGGTGATGGCAACCAGCAAGCGGCGGTGGGTACGACGGTAGCGTTATTGGAGCAGGGTGCTCGGGTGATGAGCGCGATCCACAAGCGTTTGCACTATGCCATGCGCAAAGAGTTCAAGATTTTAGCGAGAGTCATGCATGAGTTCTTGCCACAGGAGTATCCTTACGATGTGGCCGGAGCGTCTCCGCAGATCATGGCGCAGGACTTTGATGACCGGATTGATGTGATTCCGGTGTCGAATCCCAACATTTTTTCACAAGCGCAGCGTATTGCGTTAGCGCAAAGTCAGTTAGAGCTTGCCATGCAAGCACCTGATCTACACAACCTGCCTGAAGCGTATCGCCGGATGTACGAAGCGTTGGGCGTGCGGGATATCGATAGCATTTTGAATGCTCCAGAGTTAGCAGCACCGCAACCTGTTGATCCTGCACAAGAAAACGTCGATTCGTTGGAGAATACAGACCTTAAAGCTTTTGAAGGGCAGAACCATGATGCGCACATTGCAGCGCATTTGGTGTTTATGGCCTCCGGTGTAGTGCAAGCCACCCCTCCGGCAGCGATTGCTTTGCAGAAACACGTGATGGAGCACGTCAAACTGTTGGCTAAAGAGACGGTGATGACTAATTTTATGGCCCAGAGCCAAGGTCAGGAGCCAAACGAAGAGCAAATTATCCAGATTGAAGCCGAAATATCGCAGTTGATTGCCGAAAAGATAGCCGAAGTGCGAATGCAGAGCCAAAATATTATGAATCAGGGTCAAGGCGAAGGTCCTGATCCGTTGATTGCGCTCAAAGAGCAGGAATTAGGCATCAAAGAGCAGAAAACCATGGCAGATATTGCCAATGATCAAGGAAAACTCAATTTAGAGCAGGAAAAAGTCAGTCAGCGTGACCGACAGTTCTATGATCGCTTGGATTCGCAGGAAAAACAGACCGAACAACGCATCAATGCGTCAAATATGCGCGAAGATATGCGCTTACGTGAGAAACTAGGAGAAACACCATGACAGGTAAAGTAAAAATACACGGTGCACCACCTCGTAACCCTCCCAAAGCAACCAATCGGGAGGTTATCAAGGATCAGGGCAGCGTTCCTTTTGGTAATTACAAAGAAATCCCCACTCCTAACACTGCAAAAGGCACAGTTACTACTGGGACGTGCCGTGGTATGGGTGCGATGCTTCGAGGCGGCAAATTTACAATCAATTAGGTGATCTATGCCCCTCAAAAAAGGCAAAAGTAAGAAAACAGTAAGCTCGAACGTGAAAAAATTACGTGGCGAAGGCTATCCACAGCGGCAAGCAGTGGCAATAGCCTTAAATACTGCGGGAAAAAGTAAAAAAAGGACTCGCAAACGCTCGTAGATATACTATCATACGCAATAATATGTGATAAATGAGGTATATTATTGTGGATGCGATTAGTATTGTGCAATTCGTTCAAGGCGCAATTAGAGATAGGCGGGAAGGTGTACACGCCTGTTTAGAAGGAAACGGAATTAAAGACATGGAGCAGTATCAACACTGCATGGGTGAATTGAACGCATTATCAGCTATAGAACAGGAACTCTCGGACCTGCTAGAAAAACAGGAGCAAATAATATGAAGTCATCTGTAGGATCGGTCACCGTACCCGACGAAACGCCCCCCTCAAAAGTTGTGCAAAACAGTTATGTTAGTGCTGATGAGCGGGTTTTAGACCCCACCAAACTTGATTTATCAATGGTAGAACGTATGCCGCAGCCCTCGGGCTGGCGGATACTGGTTTTGCCTTATCGCGGCAAAGGACAAACAGACGGCGGCATTTTGTTGACTGATCAGACAGTTGTCGAAGATCAGTTGCAAACAGTCGTAGGTTACGTGGTCAAAAAAGGTCCATTAGCTTACCAGGATAAGGAGAAGTTTCCTTCAGGTCCTTGGTGCGAAGAGAAACAGTGGGTTATTTTTCCTCGCTATGGCGGCACTCGTTTCAAGATTGAAGGTGGTGAAGTACGGATTATTAACGATGATGAAGTAATCGCTACGATTGCTGATCCAGATGATATTTTAAGCTTGTAGGAGTAACCCATGGCGAAGAATGAACACAAAGCGGATGATGGCACTGTCGAACTGGATTTCGATAATTACGAAGAAACGGAGGTTGAGCTACCCAGCAAAACCGAAACTAAGAAGAAAGTCGAGGTTGAGGAAGAAAAGCCTGAGACAGTTGTCGAGGAAAAAGTCGAGGTTGAGGCTAAAGCTGAACCTGAACCTGTAGAAGATGATGAGCAGACCGAGGTAAGCAAGGGAGCGCAAAAGCGCATCAACCAACTTACTAAGAAAATGCGCGAGGCGGAACGTCAAAGGGAAGAGGCAATCAATTATGCGCAAGCTCAAAAGGCCGAAGCGGATAAGCTCAAAAGCCGAGTCAACACTTTAGACCATGGCTACTTAAACGAATACGGCGGTCGAATTAAAGCGGAACAAACTCAAGCGCAAGAGGATCTTAAAAAAGCCATGATGGCTAACGATCCGGATGGTGTGGTTGCCGCGCAAACTAAAATATCACAACTGGCGGTGTCTGCTAACGAATACGCGAAAGCTCAACAGCAGCAAGAGATGCGTACACAGCAAGCACAACAGGCCGCTCAACAGCCGCAACAGCCTGTACAACAACAGCCGCAAGCTGCTCCAAGACAACAAGCGCCTGATCCTAAAGCCGAAGAATGGGCGTCTCGCAACGAATGGTTTGGTAAAGATGAGGCCATGACGTTTGCAACCTTTGGGTTACATAAAAAAATGGTGGAAGAAGAAGGATTTGACCCATTGAGCGATGAATATTATGATGAATTAGATAACCGGCTTGTACGGACCTTTCCAAACAAGCTTGGTACACCAGATAACGGAAGTGGCAGAAAACCCGTCCAGACTGTCGCTAGTGGTTCCCGCAGTAAAACAAGTGGACGCAAAAACAGTAATAAGGTTCGTCTCACCCAGAGCCAAGTAGCGATAGCTAACCGATTGGGTGTGCCCGTAGAAGAATACGCGAAATACGTCAAACAATAGGAGACGCTGATGTCATCAACTAAAAAAGGGTTTGAGGGCACCAAAAGATCTCCTCGCGCAGACGACACTAGAGAAAAAACAGCCAAGCGGAAGCCTTGGGCTCCTTCTTCTAGTTTAGACGCACCACCTGCACCCGACGGCTATAAGCATCGTTGGATTAGAGCGGAAGCACGTGGATTTGCAGATACTAAAAACATATCTGCCAGATTACGTGAAGGTTACGAGTTAGTACGTGCGGATGAGCACCCTGACTTTGAAGCCCCCGTAATAGATTCAGGTAAATACGAAGGTGTAATAGGAGTAGGTGGGCTATTGTTAGCTAGGATACCCTTAGAGACTGTTGAAGAACGAAACAACTACTATCAAGGCCGTGCAACGGACTTGCAGGAAGCAGTCGATCAGGACCTTATGCGAGAAAACGCCCACAATACAATGTCTATCAGTAAACCTGAAAGACAAACTCGTGTTAAATTCGGTGGTCAGGTTAAAAACTGACCTTTTAGGAGATTAGTTCTATGGCGAACCAAGAAACAGCCTATGGTCTACGTCCTATCGGCATGGTGGGTAGTGGTCCCAATTCAACGGGTATCACTGAATATGAGATAGCAACGAATAACACCAATGCTATCTTTAACGGCGGCATCGTCGTCCCTCTAGCCAGTGGGTTTATTGACCAAGCGGGTGATACCGCAGGTGGTACAACTCAAGCATTAGGCGTGCTTACTGGAGTTATGTATCACGACTCTGTGCAAAAGAAACCAGTTTGGCTTAACTATTGGCCTGGTAGCAACAGCGTAAGCGTTGACACGAATCATCCTGTCATGGCTTATGTTGCTGACAACCCCAATCAGATATTCCAATGTGCTTCTGATGCATCTTTAACAGATAAAGCGACTGCTCAAACAGCCGTTTTTTCTAACACTGACTTGGGCACTTCTGCTCGTACCGGTTCTACCGACACAGGCAAGTCAAACTCTCAAGCCAGTGTGGCGAACATTAATACGACAGCTACATTACCTTTGCGTATTGTGGGCATCGTAGATGATGACGCTAATGACGACTACACAGCGGCGGGTATCCCGCTCAAAGTGCGGTTAAACGCTCACTTTAATGCGGCAACTCGTTCGTTTGATTCACAGACGACTGCCGATTCAACCGGTATCTAAGGAGGCCCTGAATGACTATTTCTCGCGCTCAATTAGCGAAGGAACTAGAACCTGGCCTGAATGCCTTATTTGGGTTGGAATACGACAGGTATGATGACGAAGCCGCAGAAATCTTCGACGCCGAAAGTTCAGATCGAGCTTTTGAAGAAGAAGTAATGCTGTCAGGTTTTGGCACAGCGCCTGTTAAATCGGAAGGTAGTGCAATTAACTTTGATGATGCGCAGGAGACTTACACTGCTCGTTATACAATGGAAACAATTGCTCTTGCTTTTTCCATTACAGAAGAAGCTGTAGAAGACAACTTGTACGACAAGTTAGCGACTCGCTACACTCGTGCATTAGCTCGTTCTATGGCACAAACACGGCAAATCAAAGGTGCGACTGTGTTGAATAACGCTTTCTCTACTGCATCACCAATAGGTGACGGAGCAGCGTTGTGTTCAGCAGCTCACCCAAGTTTGTCCGGCGATCAGTCTAACTTGTTGGCAACTCCTGCTGATTTGAATGAGACTTCACTAGAAGACATCCTTATTCAGATTGCTGGATTTACTGATGAGCGAGGCTTAAAGATTGCTGTTCGTGGCACTAAGTTGTTGATTCCTAAAGAACTTCAGTTTATCGCTGAAAGGATTATCAACTCTAACTTACGTCCTGGTTCAGCCGATAACGACGTCAACGCAATGAAGTCTATGGGAATGCTTCCTGAAGGAGCGGTTGTAAACCACTTCTTTACTGACGCAGACGCTTACTTTGTTAAGACTGACTGTCCAAACGGCTTCAAGGTCTTCAACCGTACTCCTCTAACTACGGGTACTGAGGGTGACTTTGACACAGGTAACCTACGCTTCAAGGCTCGTGAGAGATACGCTTTTGGCGTCTCTGATTGGCGTTGTGTGTTTGGTACACCAGGAGCCTAAGTAACTTTGAAGTTACACAAAAAGGGCGGCATTATTGTCGCCCTTTTTTTATTGGTTTATACTGCTATTGTTCACTGACTATCGCATCCCGTGATAGACACTAGCCACGACAGGAGAACACTACATGGCTACACATTTTAAAGGCCCGATTCTTTATTCGGCAGCCCAGAAAGGGCTTGAAAATTTAAACATAGGCGTATGGCCTGATCAATGCACTAAGTGGGACGATTTCGTAATGGAATTAGACACTGGCTGGACAGTTGTAAAAGACGCTGGCGCAGACGTGTCTATTGCAGCAGACGTAGCTAATGGCGTGTTGGTCATTACTTCTGCCGCTACCACTGATGACGATGGCGGATCAATCCAAGCTAATGAAATCTTTAGACTTCCTAATGTCCAAGGTGAAATGGTTTACTTTGAAACACGAGTCTATGTAGATAGCACATCAGGTTCTGGTGTGGGTCAAATGGACGCTTTTTGGGGATTGTGTGAAAACTTCGCAACTGACCCCGAAAATGGGTTTTTGTCAGCTAACCGTATTGGTTTCCAATTGGATGACGGCAGTGCAAGGCTTCGGTTAATTACCGAAAGTGGAGGCACTGAGACAGAAACTGTCTTGGCAAGCACTCACGACATGACTGACGGTACTTTCGTTACATTAGGCTTTACTGCAACCAAAGGTAAGGTTACTAATGGAACTGACGTAGTTCAATTTTATATAAATAAGCAACTGGTGGGAACACATACAACACACGTCCCTACTGCAAATGTGACTCCAGCTATTATTTCGGTCAGCGGAGATGGCACTGGAACTAAAAGCATGGGCATCGATTACGTGCTAACTGCACAAGATCGGGGTGTTGCTTACAACTTGAGCGTATAGCATGGCGACGACAACTCGTAAACGTGCTCGAAATGAAAGCGGGAAGTTTAGAGGGGATGACCCCTCTACTCCCGATATTAATGAAGCTTGGGAGGACACTACCGTGGCTACTAAAAAAGCTCCAGCTAAGAAAGCCGCAGCTAAAAAAGCACCGGCTAAGAAGGCCGCTGCTCCAAAGGCAAAAGCCGGATTACCACATCCTGGCAGTGCTGCATACAAAGCCATGCTTTTGCGTGGCGAAATTAAGGAGTAACTTATGGCGGGATCAGATGTTTTTTCTACCCATGTCTTGTCGTCCGAGATTGCCGCTGCCGATCCAGATGGTGTTTGTACTACACAAAGCACCAGTGGTGCAGCTAATTTAACCATAAACGGCGCTCTTACGGACGGAGGTGTGGCTACGTTAGTTCCGGCGCGAAACGCGACAATAACTTCTGCCGGTTCTTCGGAAACAGGTAAAACTTTTACTTTTACTGGCACAGATGCTAACGGAAACGCTGTAACAGAGGCTATTAGTGGTCCTGGTTCTTCAGCAACAGTTAGCACGACCAACGTATTTAAAACAATTACTCAGATTGCTGTCAGTGCTGCTTTGACAGGAGATGTCACGGTGGGTAGTGGAACCACTGTTTCGGAGACGATTTTTGCAGGAAGGGCGCGGATTAGAGGCATTTATTTTGTAAATACCAATAGCGCAGGTCCGTTGGCATTTAAAAATGGAAACAATGGCGACACTGTAATGACTTTGCAAACTGCGGGTACTCAAAATACTGCGGATTATCCAGATATACCCGACGAGGGCGTTTTGTGTACGAACGGGGTTTTTGTTAATTTCTTGGCTGCTGATGTTGCAGCTTTTACGGTGTTTTATAACTAATGGCTACAACAAAGAATGTAGAGCGTTTACCCAGTGGGCGTTTGAAGTATCGAGGCGAAACTTTTTCTGGATACAACAAACCTAAAAGAAGCGTAAAAGGTGGCAAAAAGTCGGCGGTGTTGGCAAAAAAAGGAACTGAAGTTAAGCTAGTTCGATTTGGTGATGCCAAAATGACGATAAAGAAAAGTCAACCTGGAAGACGTAAAAACTTTAGAGCCCGTCACAATTGTGATACAGCAAAAGATAAATTTTCTGCTCGTTATTGGTCATGTAAGGCATGGTAAATGTACGATTTAGAACAAACGATTACCGAAGAAATTAGGTCTTGGTCTAAAGAAGCATTAGAAAAGATCAACCCAAGTTTTGGAAACTTACCTCCGTGTCCATACGCGGAAAACGCATGGGCGGAAGATCGAGTCGGTATTTCTTTTAAAATTTCTCCGACGTGGCAAGATTTAACCACTATTGTTTCTACATGGGATGATAAAAACGATTTAGTAATTTTAGTTGACCTTGATTATATGAAAGACAGGGAAGTGTTTTGGCAATATATCGATGGTATGAATGAGGGGATTGCGCAGGGCGTATACATTGAAAAGGATATTTGGTTGATGGCATTTCATCCCGATGACGAGCCTAACGAATTAGTCTATGCGCACGAAGACTTGGAATCCATTATAGACACCGATTATGCGATGATATTTATACAACGATTGACAAAGTTGCATGAAGCAGCAGAAAAGTTAAAGAAAACAGGGTATTACAAAGAGTACGAAAAGCAGTTCGGTTTGATGGATATGCTTCGAGTACGCGAAACCTATTATCGGAGGCTAAAGCATGGCACGTAAAAAGCAAGGTTATAACGCACGGTTAGACGAATCTCTTGGAGAAAGAAACCGTGGTAAAAAAACGCAAAGTCTTAAATCTCGTAGAGATGAAAGTAAAGGCACGGAAAAGGCCATGGGAAAACGGGCCTATTCTGCCGTTTCCACAATGGACAAGGGAAGCAGAAAAAAGAAAGCTGCACCTAAAAGAGCAGTAAACTTGGGAGCAGGGGGTCCTGTCACTAAGGCTCGTAAGATGGGTGGTGGCAAAAATAGTTCGGACACTCCACAACACAAGCGTATGGCCATGGGAGAAAAAGTCCCACAGGGCAAAAAGCCCGTAAAATTACGCGGTGGTGGCGCAGCCATGAAGAAAATGAAGCGTGGCGGTGCACCTGGTAGCAGGAAACGCTAATGGCGACGTCGGGGTCTACTGATTTCGAGCTTGATGTAACGGACTATATCGAAGAAGCGTTTGAGCGTTGTGGTAAAACAGTGCGTACCGGTTACGACTTGAAAACTGCAAAGCGTTCTTTAAACCTTTTGTTGGCCGAGTGGGCCAACAGAGGCTTGAATCAGTGGACTATTGACCAAACTACTATAAATTTAGCGACTAACATCCGTATATATCCTGGTGGCACGTTAACTATGAGCGTGGCGGCTTCCGCGAACTTCACAGTGGGCGAAACGCTTACCGGAGGAACCAGCGGTGCTACCTGCCAGATAACGAGTATCCCTTCTGCTACAAGTTTTGCTATAACAATCCCGACAGGCACTTTTAGCAATGGTGAAAACATAACGGGTGGAACTAGTGGCACGGTTACTACCTTGTCGGCAGCCGTGGATTTTGCAGATGTGCAGAGCACTATTGATATTTTAAGTGTGGCCTTACGTCGAGATAACACTGATTATTCGATACCTCGTGTTAGTAGGGATGACTATTTAACTATTCCAAACAAAAGCACTACAGGACGAGTTAGTCAGTTCTTTTTAAATAGGTTAATCACGCCACAACTAGAGGTATGGCCTACTCCGGACAAAGACACAGACTTGTTAATTTTCAACAGGTTAACTCGTATACAAGATGCTGACACGTTTATAAATACGTTTGAAGTTCCTTTTCGTTTTTACCCGTGTTTAGCCGCAGGGTTGGCTTATTACCTATCGGTTAAAATAGCTCAAGATCGCACACCGATGTTAAAAGCTTTGTACGAAGAAGAGTTTGATAAAGCGGCGGTAGAGGATAGAGATAGGGCCTCTTTTACAATACAACCTGGATACGCTGGTTTGAGGTTCAATAGCTGATGAGTAAGTTTTCCACAGGAAAATACGCATTAGGCGTTTCTGATCGCTCTGGTTTTGTCTACAAGTTAAACGACATGAAGCTTGAGTGGACAGGGGCTTTGGTAGGACCAGATGAGTGGGAAAAGAAACAACCGCAACTTGATCCCCGTAAGCACATTATGGACCCGCAAGCTTTGCGCAATCCACGACCTACCACTCCAATGGTTTTATCTATTTATGTAGGGGTTCCTTTGGTTGAAGACCCTAACTTGAGAAACCTTACTGCTTTTGGATTTGTAGGCGACGTTACCGTTAATACCAACTTAAACGATGTGACTGTTTCTTTAACCGGTCTGGGATCTACGTCTAGCGTAGGGTCTGTCAGCGTTACGCCGACTACTACATACACAGTAACTGTGGCTAATCCAGGTTCGGGTAATAAGTTTTACATAGACGGCGTACAACAAGCGACTCTTAACCTAAACGAAGGCTCCACGTACAGGTTTGATCAATCCGACTCTTCTAATGGCTCTCT